TGACACAAGTAATGGCTGCTGATTGGGGAATACCTAGCTTCTTAGCCCATACTTTATTCATATCAATAGATATATTTTTTAATTTATCTAAATCTATTTTACCATTTATCATATCTTTATTATCCATGATCCCTGTAAGAGATACACCAAGTAAAGATTCTTCTTCTGTATTATGCTTCCACTTACTTGTCAAGTATCTAAAGTTTGTAAGTGTAGCTTGAAACGTACCAAGAATTGTAGCAGCTTTTACTTTAGCTATTAAAGTATCTTCATTATCATCAGGTCTAACAACAACCTCAGTTAAATTACAGAACTGTTTGTTGCGTAGGATGATTTCACTACATGGATTACATCCGAAATGTTTATACTCTTCTCTTCTTCCGTTCTTAGCAGCTTGTTTCTCTGCTGCTTGACGATTAAAGATACCACGCTCACCGCTTTTAGATTCGTATAGTGATAACCATTCACGCATAAATGCACCAGTTTCTGCAGCATCTGTGTAGGATACAGAGTTATTAGATAAAGCTCTCTGCTGATTATCTTCCCACCATGCACCTGACTTAGCATTGCGCATACGATTGTCTGAGAGGTTGCTGAGAGAGATTAAAGCACTTCGCCTTACTCCTCCTACTACTACCACTTCTGCGACCTTACACATCAAATCATGGCAGTCTATGGACACTAATTTACGCTGTCCTTTTGTGATTGCATCACGAAATATATTGATCGTAAATTCAAAAAGCTCTTCAAGCGGAGCAGGACCACTAGCACGACCACCAAATGTTTTAAGTCTAGCACCATAAGGTCTGATGTTAGATACATCCCATGTAGGTACTTGTCCTGCATAAAGTAAGGATAATAATTCTTTATATGATTTTGCCCAACCAATCTTAGAGTCAGCTACTTTAATAACTGTATCAGTAGGAAACAAATCTTCTGGAAGATCTGGTAATTGATTTATGTATTGACGCTCAACACTAAACCCAACACCAGTACCACACATAAGTATATAGAGTGTTTCATCAAATGCTCTAACATTATCTACAGCTACATAGCTACAGTTAAATCCTGCAACATTATCTTTTTGTAATGCTGTACCTGCTGACATCAATGCTCTCATGCTTGGCATAATGTTTAGATACAGTACAGCTTTTTCTAAGTACTTTCTAGTTTCATCAAACTGTGACTTACTTAGGTTATGGTTTTCTTTAAGATGTGTTTCAAAGAAATCAAAGTATCGAGAGACTGTTTCGTTCCAAGTTTCTCTACGTTGTTTATCTTCGTTCCATCTAGCGTACCTGCTTAGATGTATAAACTGTTGATAGTTTGTAGGTAGTCCTACATTGTTTTGTTCTGTACTCATATTAAAAATGTCTCTGCGAATTGTGTTGTTAATAATAAAAATATTGTAGAAGATAGCATCAAAAAGATAACAGGCATAAGAGCATCCCATAACTGTACTTCTACTTCTAATGTTCCTTCTGTTCCGTTAAGCATAATCTGAAATACAAGATAAGCAAAACATATTAGACTTTGTGTTAGAGCTAACCCTGCCATTAATATTGCGATTTTTATATCTGCAGACCATATAAAATAAGAACCTACTACCATTCCAATAAACGGAATCATATATAATAATCTACTTAGCATTTGTTTTCTCCTCTACCCATAAGTGTATAGCTATTATAGCGTAGTGTATAATTTTTAATAAGTCTGCTTGATTCTTATAGTCTCCAGTAACAGGATCAGTTTTCTTACCATAACGCATAGCATACTTTATAATATTACCCATGCAAAAACCTTCTCCATGTCCTGCATCAATAATCATATCTGTTGCTTGATATTTTCCACTAGCATAATGTTTCTCATATGTTTTATCTACATATCTTTTTATTTGTTCTATTGTATTTTCTTCGTTGAATTTATATTCCATTTATTTAAACCCTTCTGGTAAAGTTTCTTCTGAGTACCATGTAAAACCATTAGACTCAGCCCATTCAGCATGTGTTCTTTTTGTTCCATCTTTTCTTTTCTTTGCAGCAGGCATAGGTGCGTAAGGTTTTTGAAAGACGAACACAAGTTCCATTGTTTTCGGTAAAGACTTTCTAATCCAAACATACTTACTATACTCTGCATGATCCCAGAACCTACCTTTAGCTTCAATAATAATTTTATCTTTTGTAAAGTCTGGTTCATATTTCTTTTCAATAATGTAATCAATCATTTTACCATGATGATTCCAATTACTTAATATACCTTTATGTAAATCATACTCCCACTTACTATCATAACCTTTAGGTAATCCTTTTTCTTTTGGTCTTATCTTTCTAGGTTTTCTTTTAGCCATTCAAATCTTCCAAAGTAAAATCAGGATTACGTTTTAACTTTTTATATATCCATCTTAATGAATAAGCACTAAGCATTATCTTTCTGTTAGAATAGAAATGTGTTTCTTCTGCTAAAAAATTAGGTAATGTTTTTCTATTTATTACAGAAACATCTTCACCTTCTGGAACAAAAGAACGTAGCCAACCTACGAGAATATCTTTACCTCGTCTTCGTAATGCTTTTGATTTTCTTCCGTTCATCTGGTTACTTCCAAAACTTTAGGTGTCTTAACAACCTGAGTTAAGTAAGTATATCCTTTTGCATATTTAAACACTCGTAATCCTTTACCATCGTTAGAATCTTTATGACATTCTACCTTATGCCTACACCAAGTACATCCTCTAGGAAGTTTCATGTTTCCTGATGAACCATCTGGTATAGGATTATAACATAATTCAGGAGGATTGTCCACCTTTATTAATTTTTTTACTGTTTTTATTTTCTTTTTTATGTTTGGTTTATCGAAAGAATCAGGTCTATACAATGCTATTTCACCTGACTCTTTGTTCATTGCCAAGAAACCCCCCTTGTTTGTACCCATAGAAGCCTCGTAAGCAGCCAACTGAGGGAGATAACCGAAAACATCATCTTCGGCTAGGGTTTTATCTTTAAACTTCTTAAACGCGAAACCAGAAGCTGTCTTGATGTCTACTACTTCACCATCAATTATACAATCCATGTGTCCTTTTATACCTTGAAGAGATACTTCCTTCTGTTCTCCTGTAACTTTATGTTTAGCAAGTTTAATTAACATCAGTAACACTTCTTCAAGTAGATGTCCGTATAAAAACTTAATGAACACAGATGGTTTTATCTTTTCAGTTTCTTTGTTTTCAGATCTCATTTCAAACCAGAGCTGTCTGGTGGGTTTACCTATGTTAGACATACGAAGTGTCGCTGTATCTCTAGGTCTAGGATTAGCCCAATGATGTAAAACTTTTTTCATTGACTCGCCAAACTCATCTATAGTTTTATCGTCAAGGTCTAAAGGTTTACCATCTGATAGAGCAGATAGCTTGTCGTATATATCTTCAACAAGTGTGTCTAGTTTCTTATTCATTCTGTATGCTCTACAAATCTAAGTTCTCTGTTTGTAGGATTGAACCCTAAAACTTTCACACCCATCTCTTTTTGTTTTTTTGTTCGGGGTGCGCTAATATCATTGTTTGCATCATCTCTATATCTTTTACAAAAAGTTTTTACATCAATCAAAGTAATGTCACCTTTCTTATCCATAGCAATCATGTCTATTGGACCAGTACATCCTGAGTTTTGAAAGACTTCATAACCATTATCCCATAACCAAGTGACTGCGTAGTATTCTGCAAAGTCTCCCTTCCTACTGGGATTAATTTTATCTAGGTTTTTATTAGTGTGTTTCACTCCAGTTTCCTCCCTTATCATATTCGCCATCCAAAGGACAGCGTAGTTTAAATACTTTTCCTGCTTCTATAATAGAACTGACTCCAATATCGCCAATAGTTTTAGAGTGTTCTTTAGGTACTTCTAACTGCCATTCATCATGTATGTTAGCTACAAACTTATGCTCTAGTCCTGCTTCTCTTAACTTACTGTCAAAGATAACTAAAGCTTTCTTCATAACGATAGCTCCTGCACCCTGTAATAAAGTATTCAAAGCAGCGTGTGCATTACGAATGAATAACTTTCTACCATCTATTCCTTTCAAGTGACCTTTTGCTGACGCTCTTGTAACTCTATCTCTAAGAGATTTAAATGATGGTTTATTATCAAAGAACAGTTGTCTAGCTCTTGAACCATCTCCTTTATTTCCTCCAACCACGCTTCCAAGTTTTTCATCTCCTGCTCCGTACATGAGGGCATAGATGAACGTCTTTGCCTTATCTCTTGATTCAAGTCTAGCAAGTTTTTGATTTGCTGTGTGTATGTCTCCGTTGAGAATTTCATTTGTATAGTCCTCGTCATTCATATAGTGTGCTAACATTCTTATCTCTAAACCAGATGCGTCAATACCTAACAACACATTACCTTCATCTACTGTCCAACAAGCACGACATTCCTTACCATAAGGTTGTCTTACGCTCGGAATTTGCGCTGTGTTTGGACTTCGGTGAGTCATACGACCTGTGATAGCTCCGTTAGGTATGACAAACCCATGTATTCTACCATCATCTTCGACAGCTTTAACCCACGAATCAATCTGTGCTATACGTTTCTGTAGTAAAAGAAACTCTGCAATTAGACTAGCTTCGTGTATGTGTGTAACTTCTGATAAAGTTTTCTCGTCTACAATAGGTTGACCAGTAGGTGTAAATCTTTCTGGCTTCCAACCAAAGTCAATCAAGTATTCTCCAATCTGTTTACGACTGCCAAGATTAAAATGAACTAACTTCTTACGAATGAAAGGCTCTGTGTTACCAAACCACAAACAGTTATCATACTCTTCATCAGTAAGTCCACGCTCAGATAATGTTCCATCTTTCTTTACATAAGGTGTGACTAACTTATCATCTACCCATTTAGGTTTGAATGTGTTGTGTACTTCATCTTCTATCTTTTGTTTTCTTTCTCTAAGTTTTGCCAGTAGAAGTTCAGCAGAATAACTATCAAACTTAAATCCATTTTCTTCTTGCTGTTTCATCAGTCTTGCAACATTATGTTCTAGCTTTATACTCTCTTTAGAAAATCCTTTAGCTTCAAAGCGTAGCTGTTTGAATACCATAGTGTTTAGCTGTACATCTTTGACACAATACTTCATCATCTCTGGTGAGTAGTTGAGATAATCTTCAAAGTTTATCTTAGGAAATCTTAACTTATAACCCCAAGATTCTAAACTATGACCACCTTCTCTGACAGGATTGAAAAGTCTTGACAAGACAAGAGTATCTAATACATCTATATGTGATAGATCAACTCCTGTAAGTTTCTTAATGACAGGAATATCAAAACCAACTATGTTATGTCCTATCAATCTATCAGCACTAAGCAAAAGTTTACATCCTTCATCAATCTGATCAGGATTAAATTTAAATATTTCTCCTGTGTCAGGATTCTGACAAACGATACACCATATCTTAGTTGCTTTTAGATCATCTGTTTCTATATCAAATACTAAATCCATATTAAAATCCTTCGCTATTATCGGTGACTTCTATATCATCATTAGAAATCTCAGACAATCTTCCAGTTTCATTATCATAAAGTAGATGTGAAGCTAGTCCAACATCTCCTGTGTACCTAGACTTTAGCACACGAACCTTTGTTGTCTGTGACTCTTGGTAATCGTCTGACTGTTGGTTACGTTCCAAAGCTAAGACACAATCAGATAGCTGTGCAATACTCTGGCTACCTCTAAGGTGAGATAGGTTTACTTCGATACCATTCTCATGTCCTTTGTTACCATCAATCCTACGCAAGTGTGATACAAGAATAAGACCTGCACCTGTTTCTTCTACTATAGATCTAAGCTTAGTCATAATAGAATCAATGGTTCGTCTTTCATCTCCTTCTGTTGACGCGCTGACAAGCATATGCAAGTGATCTACCACCACCCATTTACAACCACATCCTACAATCATAAACCTTATCTTAGAAAAGATTTCGTCTAGCTCGTTAGCTCCAAAGTGGGCATGAACCCACACACGATTCTTATTATCTCCATCATAAAGTATATCAAATAACTTATCTAATTCTTCTTTAGAATATCTTTCTCTTATCTGATCTATATACAATCTAGAGTTAGCTTCGATAGAAAGAATACCATCAATAGTCCTGCGCCAATCTTCTTCAAGAGCAATAATACCTACGTTGTCATTTGTCTGTTTAATCAACCAATGCTCTATCTCTCTTGTAACGCTAGATTTACCTAGCCCTGTACCCCCTGTAAGGGTTATGAGTTCTCCTTGTCTCATGCCATACAGCTTCTTATTAAGACCTTCGTATGGATAGGGTACACTTTCTTTCTTCTCTCTGTTGTGGAACTTATCTCTCTGCTCTGACACATTGATAACTCCAGATGGAGTATAAGTCTTAGCAGACCACCACGCTTCTGTAAATTCCTTATGCTTGTTCTGTCTAAGCATATCGTTAGGATCTTTACAACCTGTAGGCAATGTCATAATCCTTGCCTTGCTAGGTTTGAAAAGTCTTGCTACTTTTTTACTGGCTTCCTTGCCTGCTTTGTCATTATCAAATGCAATGATTACATTTTCAAAATCGTCAAAGAACTCAAGACTTTCTTTGATGTCACGAACTGCACCTTGCGCACCTCGCTTAATCGAAACGACTGCCCACTTGCTACCGAGTAGTTCGTAGGCTGCCATTGCGTCACATTCTCCTTCTGTGATCGTTACATACTTACCGCTTTTAAATAACTGTTGTCCAAATAAACCTGTGTCATTGTAAGATCCATTAATAAAGAAGTCTTTGCTTTTTACATTACGAACTTTAGTAGCTGATAACTCATGTCCGTTATAGTATGGATAGAAATGTTTAACTACTTTGCCTTGTAAATCGTGTACAACTTTCACACCATATTTTTTTGCAGTATCTAGTTTTATCTTTCTATCTGTTAACGCTGAGTAACTTCCTAATGTATCATCTGACTGTTGACTTATTGGTTTTACTGTTACTGTTTCCATTCCCTTTCCCTCATATATGTTATCGTAGTTTTTCATAAACTCGCCACAGCTAAAACACTTTGCTGATCTGTCTTTGTTTATACCAACAGCATCACTACTGTTACACAAAGGACAAGGTTGGTGAACAGCTTCCCATTCTTTATCTTCAAACTCTGCCCTCATACCTTTCTCCTTTTAGTTTTCTGATTTAGTTACAACTTCTTCTTCTTCGACTTCCGTTTCGCTTTGTTCTCCTTCTTCATTAATTATACTAACAATCTTATTGGTAAAGAAATTTAAACTTGCCTGAACTTCTTCAATGTCCAGAGTAAGATTAACTTTCTTTTGATTTAATCTTTGAATCCTTCCAAAGATACCTTGTGCTTCTTCGGGTAAATCTTCTACCGAAATCTGCACACCATCAATAGTTATATATGGTTTTTCATCATGTTCTCCCATAATTAAAACTCCTCGTTATCAGAATCACTATCACCATACTCGACAAGCTCATTAACTTTAACAGCAATCAACTCAGCGAATGTTCCATAAGGACTGCTGTATGGTCTTATCTTAACTGTAACATTAGAACCATTTCCGACTAAACAATTTAAACTGTTTCCGTCAGCATCATAAAGTTTAGGAGGAGAGTTTGTTACCTCTTCCATCTCTTGAGTTTTTTGATTCTTCTTCTTTCTTGTTGCAGTTTTAGAAAAACTAAAAGCTGGCTCGTCATACTTAGGATTACCTGCTCTATCTCTTGACTGTGTAAGACCTGCACCTTCTAACTCTGATGCTGTTTCTTCGTCAGTCAATAAGGTAATCATATATTTATGTGGTTCAAATCGTGTGTTAGGAACTGACACGTTAGCCCACATTGCTTTACCTGTTGCGTACATCATTTTTATTTACCTCTTAGTTACTATAAAAATTCGGTCTGGTTTTAAATTGTAAGACCAGAAACTTACTCGCTATCTAGCGAACAAACAAGATACAAGGAAGGTGATACATGAGGGCAAATATATCTTGTTTGTAATTTTAAATCCCATTATACCACTAACCACCTTCAAAGTCAAATCTTTTTTATAAATAATTATCTTCTTTTAATACCTTATAAAGTTTTATAAAATAATAATTAATAATAATAATTAATACTTATAATAGTTATAAAGATTATATCATATTATAAAACAAAAGTCAACCCTCTATCTTTTTGTGTTCGTTATCATTGTTGTCATAAGTTTCTGTACTACTAGAGTTAGTGTCAATACAAGGACAGTTCTCATAATAATCATCAACTATTTTATCAAATAAATCTTCCATTTATATATCCTTTTTAATGTAGTTTATTGTTATCTTTTTCTTCAAGATAATCTATTGCTTGTTGTTCAATCTCTGCTAATCCTATGATAAGCTCTGCTGTTTCTTTAGAACTTAATGGATTCAATAATCTTGATATTAAAATACAAACAAGCTGTTTAGTTTCTGCTTCGTTGAAATTTTTCTCAACATCAGCTACATAATCTAACAATTTGTGTATCTGCTCTTCACTATTCATCAGTAAATACTCCGTCTGCGTTCCAACTCCAACTCTCTGCAGGAGTACATACTTCTACAGCAGGTTTGGTTGTACCCTTATATCTTTTTTCATAATACTTAGTCTTTATAAATATCTTGTACTCATTATAGTATTCTTTAGCTGAACTAAAGATAGGTTGACCATGCTCAGTTCTTTCATGGCAGTTAGCCATGTATAAATCAGAAACAAACTTGTCAAAGTCTTCACTTGATTCTCTAATATCTAGCTCCATCTTCTTATAGTCTTCTAATAATTCTTTGTCACTCATACTATTCTCCTACCCAAAAAGATATATCAGCACTATCATCAAACTGAATCCACTTCTTTTCGTATTTAGTTTTATCCCAATCTATTTCACGAATACCATTCTTATCCTTAACTTCTTTTCCGTTCTTGTGTTTCTTGTAAGCAAGGATTCGTTCTCGGTACTCAATACTAGGATAATCATGTGGACTTATATCTTCCAAGTCTATATCTATACCTAGTTTCTTTTTAACAAGAAGCTGTATTGCTTCCTGTATCTCGTAGTAATCAAATGTTAATTGCATTATACAAACTCCTTAGCTATGTTAGCTATGATAGTATCCATGTTCTCTATTGCATCTTTAGGTAATAGTGCTATTGCAACTCGGTTAGTTACATCTTGTTTCATCTTATGTTGATTAGCTAAGTCAAGCTTTAAAACTCCTGAATACCTAGTCAAATCTAGTCTATAGCTAGAGTTAGCTCCGTTCCATTCCTGTGTGCGTTCAGAAACACTGGTAGCTATTTGATTTCTTAAATCTGTTAGCTCATCTATCTGTTTGTTAAGAGCTTTAATCCGATTAGCATCTGATAACATAGACGCATAGCCTCTATCATCTTCAGTCAGCTCTTGTCTCTTACTCTTAAAGGTTGTCTCTATTGTATTAATAATAGTATCAACGATTGCTTCTTGTTCAAACTTTCTTATCTGTGTAGCCATGCTACTTCTCCCATTTGTGATTTAAAACTTTATCAATAGACTGATTTTGTTTAACGATTAGTTTGTCTGTGTCAAACCAAACAGTCATATCCCTTGTATCTTCGTTCATAGTTATCTTATCTACCACTCTTCCGTCTATCTCTTGTCCTGCTTTTAACTCTAACATTTTATATCTCCTTCCAAGTTAAATTAAAATCTCTGTACATATAGAACAGATGTTTCTTTTCTCCATCTACATCAACATTCACAGTAAACTGTACGCTCAACAAACTCTTTACCTCTGCAGTATACCATGTCTTATCATCATTAATCAATAGCACTAATACTTTTTTTCCTTTAGGTTTCTTCATGTTTTATTTACTCCTTTAGCTGCGATCATCATGTTCAAAACCATCTTTTGAAATCCATAATCCATCAGACATATAAACACAAGGTTTACCATTGTAATATACATAGTCTCCTGAATTGTCGTAAGCATCAAATATTTCTAGCCATGCTTCTTTTGCTTCGTCACCTTCTTTACTGTAACCATTTTCTTTTTCTTTAACTTTTAACAAAAATCTATCGTGGAAATCTTTAACTCCTTTAGAATGAAAATGTTTGTTAGGATATTTCCCTTCTAAAAAAGGAGACCATCTTCCTGTTGTGTAGTAGTAGGAATATTTCTGTCCTCTAAAATAAACCCACACCATGTTTCCTCCCTCTCTTACTACAATATCAATTTCTTTTTCTTTAAAAAACTTAACAACATCTTTCAAAGTTTGTCCTGTTTCATGTCTAAAAACAACTTCACCTTTGGAATTTTTCTTGTGAAATTTCCATTCATATTCTTTTTTTTCATTCATCAGACACCTCCTGTTTTATATAAATATTTTTTGCTACTGCATAAGGGTCACCCATTCTATTACCTACATATTTAAAGTGTGCTTGTGCCACACTAGGTTTCACACCAATATAAGTACTTACTATAAAAGTATCCTTCTGGTCACAGTAAGTTTCTATTTCTTCTGGCTCACCATATACAAGTTCTTGGTTTTTTAATCTTACTAATTTAACGCTCATCAGTCACCTTTCCTTTTCTATTATACTTAGTCTTATCTCTGTGTGTCTTAGGTTTATGAAACTTGTCCATGTTTTTCTTAACTGGATTAGGTTTCTTCATCAGTCACCTCCTTAATTCCAATCAGTCCAATAAAAAATGTCGCTGTCTCCGTTTTCTTTCCATTCTTTTTTTCCTTCTTCATATTCTTCTTTACTCAACATCTGTTTGGTGCATTTTGTAGAGCAAGAATACTCCCAATCAGTAACAACATAATAACCTTTGTATTTGTTTAAAGGTTTTTTGCAGTTATAACAATGATTCATCAGTCACCTCCTTCACCCACCACTTAGGTTTGTCTCTACCTTTCTCCCACTTAGCATAGTGTTTCTCGTTGATACAGTAGTCACGATATGCTTTGGTAGCATCCTCATTCTTGTATTGGTCTGGCATACATTGTGCTATTGGTGATAGCTTGTAAGACGCATGATTCCAAGTTCCATCACCAACTGGTATTGTTGCTAAAGGTATAGATAATTTAACAATGCTTGCA